GGCACTCCAAGTTATATATGCAGTGCCATAAGATGTTGAAAAGCTTGAAAACAAATTGCAAGTTGTTACCTTAAAACTCATGCCCTCGGCAATAAAAAGCATTTTAGGCACAAAATCGAACGGTTGTCAGCCTAGTGCGACATAATAGTAGGTGGCTTCGCCGTCATTAAGTTGGTAATACATGGAATATGTGCTGTACCACGATACGCTGTTATTCTGCCACGATATTTTCTCTAAGCTTCGCTCATAACCAGAATTAGTAGTAGAACCATGCCCATCGGGCATGGTTGCGGATGCTGGCCTCATCAGAATTGCACCATAGGGAGTTTGTCTGGTAGTTACCATTCGTATAATTACTACCTTAGGTACAAAATCGAACGTTAAACTGCACGGATTTGAGCTGCCGTAGGTACCTGTCCCCACGTAAGATCCGGTCTGGATTCTGGCTGCTCCTAAGTTATTGAGCAGATAAGTGGTCAACTGCCCCAACTGCAGTTTTTTCCCATCGCCTGCTGAGACATCAGCAATACCAAAGCAATCCGTTGCTGATAAACCGGACGCGGTCAGAGCAGTAGTATTGTTAACCAGCTGGTACAAACCGGCCGCCGCCGACGCACCTCCAGTGCCTCCTCTTGCTAATGGTAATACACCACTAGTAATATCTGTAGCCGCGTGGGTGTGGCTGGCCGGTGCAGCTCCGATACCGGATGGTGTAATATCGTTAAGCGCATTGTCCACATACTGCTTCGGAGCCGCTTGCAGGCTTGCCGTCGGATCCCCCGGTAGCACCAGCGGACCGGTCATCGTCCCGCCAGAGAGAGGCACATAGTCCATATCGGGAAGCTGACTGGAGGGCACTTTCCCGGCACTGTCCAGCCCCGCCACGCCGTTGGGCGTTCCAACCGGGAGCTGGGACACAGGCACTTTTCCGCCCTCCAATACAGGCACTTCCGCAAACGCCTCTCCAAGTGCATTTACACCCTCTTGTGTAGCGTTAACCTGCCGCATCAAATAGTTATAGCCATGTTGTTCCGTCAGGCCGACGTCGGTGCCGTTTGGGCCTACTGTCTGGCCGTAAGTCCACTGCTCAGGAAGATCTGCCGGCAGCGGGGTTGTAATAGGGTTATCTGCCATTGCCTGTCACTCCTTCCGATACGGGTATAGTATGTTTCAGCAGCGTAGCTCCAGATACCGGAACAAAAACTGCAGAGGATGTCAGTACAACTCCGTCCGCATCCAGCAGTTCTGTGGATGTGACCGTCTCCACCTGACTCTGAGCTACCGTATATGTAACGGTAAGAATGTTCCCCTCTGCATTCTTGTTCAAATCTGTAATTTCAATCGTACCGTTGATGCGGGCTTTTGCAATATCACTGGAAACAAAATTTACAGTGTCTTCCAAAAGCGTCTCCTGTATGGACGGCACAGACGGCATTTTAATCACCCCTTGGCTCTGTTCTGTAGCAAACGGGAGCACTCCCAGCCCCCAGGCGCCCAACTTGTAATTGAATATTCGTTGAGACAGCTCTATGGATTCGCTCAGGATAAGCCCTGTGCGCACATAGGGCGTGTTTACATATACAATGTGGGCAGGCTTAATCCGGTTAATGGTATAGGCCACCTCTGTGGCATACTGTTGATTTTCCGCGCTGCTCTCAATGTAGAGGGTATAGTTCGGATAATCCATATGGACCGTCCACGCCCCAACCCCAATCAGTTCGTCAAGCTTCTGGTATAGGAACCCCAACGTAAACGGCGGTCTCGTGGAAATGCGGTTCAGGATGCGGGCCCGGCGGAACTCCAGGGATTCCGCAGCGGGATTGGGGACAATTCTGAACACCTGCTCCCACTGGGAGACCGCGCGCTCATCCATTGTCTGAAAAAAGAAATTGTCCGCCACAGATACAATTTCGTCCGCCAGCGCCTCAAACTGTGCTTGTTCTGTGCCGCAGATCTCCTGATAGTCTAAAACCTCCCGGTACCAGGGCGGCAGCAGAGCCAGCAGATCCGCGTCCAGCTCATATCTACTCATTGAGCGTCACCGTCCCCAGAACCGGCACCTGTTGAACCGCGCCTGTTTCCGTTAAAATAAGATCCGCCGCCGCCCCGTTGAGCTGCACACTGGTAGCGTTGACCACGCCGGATGTCCCAACGATGGCCGCCGTCACTCGGGACACGTACACATCGGCTGCGTATACAACATCGCTGTCGCTGACGTTAGTCCCCCAGCTCTGCCGCACATCAAGCAGGTATGCCTCCAGCGCCTCTTCCACCAGAGGCTGGATCTGATCTACGGAGGAGCCCGGCGAGAGTGCAACTGAAGCGGTTACATTGACCGTCACCTCCGCGGGCGATACTACAGATACCTGCGCCCCAATAGGGGACAGCCCAAGGCCAAGGCCCTGATTGGGCGGTGGATCGACGGCATTCTGTACGTTCTCCACCAGTTCTTCAGAGGCCGGGAGAAAGTCGGCCCCCAGCACAGAGCACTTCACTGTCCCCCCTCCGTTCCAAATGGGGTACACCTGTACTGCGCCCACGCCGTCAATGCCCAGGATATTTTCCCGGTAGGAGGCGATATTTCCTCCAAACGGGCGCTCGTTCAGCGCTGTCATCAGCCTGGCCCTCAGTTCCCCGTCCGTCTCTTCATCGTCACCCGGAACCAAAATGTCGGTGATCTGCGCAGAGGTCAGGCCGGGGATGGTGGTGATTGGCAAAATGGGGCCGGTGTACTCATTGCCGATGTCGCCCGGCGTCTCAGCGGTAAGCTGGTACTGATTGGCCGCGCCTGCAGCCGCCGTCACCGAAAAGTTGATGCTGTCGGCCCCGTTGACGGTGGAAAATCGGGCTCCAACGGGAACGGCGGTATTGAACACGCCCAGTCTGACGGCCGGGGAGGCGGGGTACCGGGTCAGTCCGGCAATCACGGCCAGATAGTCCAGGCTCTGCCCCACGGCGGTCTGGACAAAGGCGGCCTGCTGCACCTGGTTCAGGGACAGGTAAAAACCCTCAAACACCCATGCCGCCGGGCCCAGCGCCGTCGGTATCGGGGATGTGTCCCGCTTGTCGTAGGTATCCGGCACCCGGTCCAGCATCTGCCGGAGGATGTTCTGGTAGGTCTCCTGTGTAAAATCAATCATGTCAACGTCACCTCCAGGGTGGTCTGCATATCCCCATACACCGTGTTTACCGTCAGAGAAGCGGACAGCGCTTCCCCCTCTGCCGAATAGGTGAAGTCGGACACCCCTCTCACCCGATCGTCCATCCCCAGCGCCTCCGTCACGCGGCGCCGGAGTTCAGAGGCTACATAACCGGGGTCCTGCCCGATCAGCCCCTCCCACTGCATCCCGGAGTAGGGCCTGTAAATCTGCCATCGGAAGCGCTCCACGTTTAGGATGATCTCCACGGCCTGCCTCACAGCCTGGAGCCCGTCCGCCGTCCCCCGGATGCGGCCGGTCTTTTTGTCGATGTACCATGTGTGAGACGGGAACTGCTCAAACTGTACGCCCTGCGCAAGATTGACCGTCCCGCTCTCCGGCAGTGCCGGCATTGCAATCACCCCTCAAATACTCTGGAGAGTACAATGAATTTCTGTCCGCCCTGCACGCGCAGCAGCAGCACCCTGTCTCCCACGGCCAGCCCCCGGTTGAGGATGATGTATCCGTTTTCCACCGGCAGCGGCTTTCCGTTCTCTACGCAAGACACCCCGCCCAGGGCCTGCCCGGCTTCCACGCCGCTCCCCAGCGCGGTGGCGGTGGCATACGTGCCCGAGAGCTGCGTGTCAGACCCATACGACCCGGCCAGGGCCGATCCGGACTGATAAGCGCCCTCCAGCGCCGTCCCGGTCTCTCCACCCTCTGCCGTGTGGCTGTGGCCGAGCCCTTCCACCGTGTGGGCGTGGGACAGCCCGCCGGTATTGTGGGCGTGTCCAAGGCCGGAAACCGTGTGGCTGTGGGACAGCCCGTCTATCTCATGGGTGTGGGACAGCACGGGGATTTTCTTTTCTATGACCGGCTCCGTCAGGTACAGAACCTCCCGGCGGAGCGGCGCCATCGCCGTATTTACGGTGATCTCCAGCGGGTCTGCGCCGGTCACCGTCCCCACCCTCAGGTCGGTCGGCTGGGCGGACCGCAGGCTCTGCTGCATCATATCATACAGGACGTCCCGCAGCTCCATCTCCCCACCTCAAATCGCCATCGTCTCAAATTCCATCGTGTGCTCGTCGTTCTCCCAGGTATGCGTGACCTTTTCCAGCAGCACATACCGATCCAGGTTAATATCCCCGAGCCCCGGCACATGCATATACACCATCTGCCCTGCCCGGAGCCCAGGCACCCCCAGGGATGAGACCTTCAGCGTCCGCATCCGCCGGTTGTAATACCGGAGTGATGCCTGCGCCCGTGCCCTGACTTGGGCGTCGTTGACATCTCCATCCACCGTCTGGTAGAGCTGGAGCAGTCCCCACTGTGCAATGG